CGATCCGCTCAAGGTCAAAAACCTCCGCACCCTTATCTAAAGCGAGGTTAGCCTTATCGATGGCTGCCTTGAGTTGCTTAGCCTTAAGCTGCTTTAATTCCTCTGCCGTTAGTTTCTTGCTTGTCTTAAGAGTTGCCGCGGTGTACTTAGCCTCTAGCTCGGCAAGATGCGCTAGCCCTGCGGCAGGATCATTAGCCGAGCCCTGATTTGCACCTTTTGCAAGGCTCCTTAAATATGGGATCATCGTAAACTTGAATAATTTATCTATGTCAAATATCGCACCGCTAGCACCACCGGGCAAATTACCTATGCTTTTTATTTGAGCGATAAGGATGGCTAAGCCTTGGATGGACTCGGATATAGCCGTGGCAAATTCCTCCATACCTGTAGCTAGATCGGTTACGCTGCTATCCTCGCCTAAAATTTTAATAGAGTTAATTAAACCCTCGCCAATAATCTCCTGAGCGTTAGCAGATGAGACGGCCAATTTATCCATGGAGCCTTGGAAAGTATTAGCAGAGGCGGTAGCTGATCCGGCAAAGGTTTTAGATAATTCGGCTGTAATTTCTGCAAATGATTTAGTTTTGAGATCGGCTTTAGATATGCCTGTATCCAATTTACCTAAGGCTGTCGTATTACCTAGGTAGGCCTTGGATAGGGCTTTTGTCACCACGCCTAAATCGATAGATTTTGAGGCTGAAATATCCATGGCAAGGAGTAAGAGTTTTTGAGACTCGGTAGTGGATCGTGTCGCGACCGCTAGGGTCTGATACGCCGGCCTAAGATTGTCATCGAGGATGCCGTATTCTTTTTGTAGTTTTTGTATATAGCCCTCAGAGGCGGCAGCCTGCCGACCAAGGCCCACGTTTTTAAGAGCTAGGGCTAGTTGCTTTTGAGCCTTTTCATCCTCTGCCGCGGCTTTTACCGCTGCCTTTCCATATGCCAAGATTTGCTGTGTACCAAATGCCACGCCAAGAGTTTTAGCAAGGCTTTTAACACCCTTGGTTAATTTGTCTGTAGAGTTTTCGGCTTTCTTAAAGGCACCTTTACCGGTGAATTCGGCCGCAATATCTATAACTATATTAGACACGTTTACCCCTTTGCCGTTGCATTGAGTTTATTAGCGGCCGTCTCGATCGCTTTTAATACAGCCGCCTGAGTTTTGCCGCCGTCCTCTTGCCACGCTCTAAAGATTGCGCGGCCTTTCATCTTGCCGCTAGCTCGTCCGGCTTGGCCCTCTTGTCTCACGTAAGCGTTTACGATCTCACCGCTTTTATTTAACGCATCGATAAACTGTGCGCCTGCATTTGGGTTATTAGACTTGGACTCGTTTTTATTACCGGAGCGGATATTCTTACCAAAATTTTTATGACCCGGTACAGCTACTCGACTCATCTTTGCCTGTGGCCGACCTTGAGGGTTTTTACGCCCAGCTGTTTCATAGATAGCACCGGCAGCGCTTTTATTAAATATGCGAGCAAGGGATCTAAAGCCATTGTTATTAGGCTTTGATGGTGTGGCTTTGTAGCCAATACCTCTACGCGCCTCTGAGGCGCTGTAGGCAGGAAAGTAGCCATTACCTGAGCCCCAGCCGCTTAGCGGTGCAGATGCAGGTATAAAGCCTCGAGCCTTAACGGTGATGGGACGTAAGATCGCTGCTAACTCTTTTTGGGTTTCTTTAGCTAGATCAGGAGAAAATTGCCTTAAGGCTTTTCTAAGAGCGACCGCGCCTCTTACCTCTACTGGCATTTTCGACCTCCTTAGCCTCATCCTTAAGCCCTTGCACTAATGCATCGAGCATATTTTTATCAAGATCCAAAAGCGCCTGCGGCGCGATCCCTAGTCTTATGCTCAATCTCGCAATTAAGTAAGTAAAAGGGAGATCGCGCTTTAGGCTAAAGGGTCGCTGTCCTCCACGGTTACGCTTTTCAGCGTATCTATGAAAGCCTCACCGTAAGGTTTTGGCGCTTCCCCTGCACGTTTTGTAATTTCCCAAGCTAAGTAATAGACCATTGATTGCATCTCTTGCTCTCTAAACGCACGATGAAAACCGATCTTGTAAAATTGCTCAAAGGCATACTCCACGCTAGGCGTGATTTCTCCTACAAGCTCGGTCCCATCATTACGTACGATCTTTAATTTAGCCATTTTTGCCCCTTAGTTAGTTAGTTAGATTTACCATGTACCGGTAGATGCGATGGCGGTTTTGGAGTTACAGGTAAATGTAAGATCCATCATGCCCTCATCTGCTACAGCGCCGTTAAGTGGAGTTAGGTTGTCGATCAAGATTGTGCCGCTGTATAAAACGTTAGTAGCAGATATGGCAGCTGTGTAATCTTGAATAGCCTTAAACGGGATAGTAGTACCGTATGCAGCTTGTAGCGTTGCCAAGATAGAGCCTGCCGCTGTGTCGTTGAGCAGCGTTACTGTAATCGTGTCAGCTGAGAGCCCAGTTACAAATTGATGAGCTGTCGAGCCCATGGCCGTTACTTCGATCTGGTCCGATTGCTGTGTCAGCGTAAAAGCTGTTACGTGATCTGTGAAATCTACAGGTGTTGAGCCGACCTTAAAGCCGACCTTATTATTTAGAAAAATTGCCACGATTTAGTCCTCGTCTTTCTTGGCTGTTGGTTTTGGTTTTGGTGTTTCGGTCTGACCTATCTTTATCAAGAAAGCCAGCTCCTCAGGTGTTAGGTCCATTGTTTAGCTCCAGCTCGTTAGGGTTGATATGGAAAAATCAGCGGTTAAAAGGGATCCACTTTGTACCTCTAGTACGGATGGAGCACTCATAGCGCCAACATTCATTTTTATACTTGAGGCGGCGAGCTTGTTAAATACAGCTACAGCCATAGTCTCAATACCGTTAAGGTTTCCCTCGTTGTCAAACATGGGCACCGTCATAATAATTTTTAGGTTTGCCATAGGCGAGATAGCCGCGTAAGTGTTATTACTCGGAGTTATGTAGTTATCTGCCGGTGCCACGATCACGCTATTAGCGATTATGGTAGCCGGTGGAAAACTAAAAGTATTCCAAACGTTAGGGTTATCAAGAGCGGCAGCTAGTGAGGCTCTTAGCGTAGTAATAGGAGCTGGCATTATCCGACCATCGTATTAGGGTTGGTGTAGCCGGCTATGAGCCCGCGAATTTTGCCGATCATGCTATTGCCCATTCTGTAGGGGCTTGGACTAAATCCATCGATGGATACGCCGCCTGTTTGGGAGACTTGTCGAGCTTGAAAAATATCTACCGCCAAAATCATCGCGGCCTCACGGACGGCCGGAGTAGTAGCGTAAGCGTTTGTTTTTAGATCAGCGCCAACGGCTGAGCCATAAGGCAAGATACGGAAAAAATTAACGTTAGCGGCTGTTTTAGAAAATTGGATAAAGCTGTAACCCTGTGGCCAATTCCAAGCGTATGTATTCCAAGAGATTGGAGGTAATACGTTAGTGCCGCCTGCGCTCCATGGGACGGTGCCGGTAACTGTATAAGTACCGTTAAAGGTTGAGCCGCATCCACTCAAGGTTATGCTCTGGCCTGTAGTAAAAATAGCCGGGTTAGCGATCATTACAGTAGCTACGTTATTTTGTAGCGCTGCTCCCACTACCGGAGCTGAGTCAAACCATAAATATTGATTGAGTAAATCTTGAGCAGCTTGGCAGCACGTCTCTACGATGTCTGAGCTATATAAACTATCGATACCTAAATTGGCTCGTAGCTCCGCTTCGGTTACGTATGTCGCTGGCACTTATTTACTCCTTTACTTAATAGGGCCGGGAGGGCTCAAAGGGCTAAGAGCCCTCCCGACTATTAGGGTTTTACTTTATGCCTTTTGGTATTTGATAATTCCATATGGCATTTTGGCGATCGTGGCCATAAAGCCATAAATCGCAACCTGTACCTGTAGGTTAGATACAACGTTTACGCTCATGTAAGCCTGTGGGCTGCGATAAACTGTAAACGCCTCAGGTGCCAAAATTACAGCTGAGTTATCGTCCACTGTTGAGGCTGAGAAATTTTTATCTACGTATAGATCCAAACCTAAAACGTTACCGCGAATAGAGCGAGGCCCTACCTGTCCGGCTGCGTTCATTGGTTGGATCGCGTTGTAAATAGGTCGCTTTGTGGTATCCACGGCTCCCATTAGCAAATTCCATTGAGCAGCGTTACCGATGTAATTTTGCGCAAAGTAACCTGTATTTTTGTATACAGCCGCAGCAGCTTCGGCGGTAAAGGAAATAATTCCATCGCTGTCGGCTGTTGTTGGTGTAGCTGCGTTACCAGCTGCTAATAGAGCTGTTAGTGCAGCTGTATCGATTGTAGTTAGATACGCATTTTGTAGCTGTTGAGTTAATTCAGCGTAGAAATTTGGATCTGATCTCTCTAGGAGCTCAATCGAGATGGTGCCCATGCCACTGTACTTGGATACGGATCCCGATAAATACGAGGTCTGCATATCTGTATTAGATACAGCGCCGTTTTCTGGCTCTACTGTAACTGTAGGTGCTACGCCTGTACCGCCACCGGCCGCTGTGACCAGTGAGGGGACATTTATGGTCATGCCCTGTGAGGGCAAAACTCCCTGAGAGCAGGCATCAATAGTAGGCGTGCCAAAACGAGTATTGGTGACAAACTCTTGTAGATATTGTGTTGGATTAAATGCAGGATTTGTAGAAAAATCATCTGCCGCGGTTACGTATAGCTTTGAGTCATCATTACCAAGAGCAGCTTTGATTTTGTGCTCTGTGTAAGTTGCCATTGAAACAATAGGCGTACGGACTCGCTGAGAGTCTAGTACAGATGGACGGATGATCTTACGAGCGGCCTCGACCTTTTCAGCCTCGACCGGTGTATCTACCGGAGTCTCCTCCGGTGTATTTTCTGGGGCTGTAGTCACAGCTTCCTCGCTTTCGGTTTCTGTTTCGATCTCTACGATAGTCGTAGAAATAGTTGTAGTTTTTTCTTTTGTGCTAGTTGCAGCTTCAATAGCAGCTCTCGCCGCCATAATCTCCTCGACACCTGCGCTTCTAAAGGCCGCGCTTTCGACAAGGCTAACCTCCTTGAGGACCGCAGCCGTGATGAGCAGGTAATCTCCCATCGGCTTAGAGGCCGTTACATCGACCCCTACGGATAAGCCAGAGACGAGGTTTTCCTGAGCTAGTACGAGCGCATCCTGTCCTCGAGTGCTACTCGAAAGCTTAAACGATCCGTATACGCCCTCTGTAGAGTCGCTTGAGCTAATCATGCGGCCCACTGGCTTATCTTGTTGGTGCTGCGATAGTAATTTTATTTTAGTTGGATCTGCAATAGCGATAGATCCTCGCTCAAATACGACTGGCCCAGCTGAGGTATGTCCGATCTCGCCGTATGGCGCAATAAGCCCCGATACGATCCGGCGCTCTGTATCTGCTGCCTGTATTTCCTGACTAAACGTTAGTAGCACTTGCATCTCCTAGCGGTGTTAGTTGCTCCATTTGTCGAGCTTGATTTACATCGATTAAATTAAGAGTTAGCATCTTTTCGATAATCTCTAAACGCTCTTTAGCATCAACACGTAAAAACGAGTCATCGACCGCAAAACGTACCTGATTTTGAGAATTTGTTATGTCATTCATAGATAAACGATCCTCAATAGCTGAGATATAAGGCTGTAGTGAATACGCCACAAATTCCTTACGACCGTCTAAAATATTTTGGTAAGTCATGCTGTTATTCATATCGGCACTAATATAGTAAGCCGGTACATTCATAGCGCGAGCGATCTCGGTTGCTAAGTATTGAGATGCTTCGTTGTACATCATATCTTTAGGACTAAAGCCAATATTTTCTACGCTAAGAGTGCTAGTTAAATATGCTGTAGATCGTGATGCACGAGATGCTTTCCATGACGCTAGTAAACCTTGTATTTGAGACTCCGGTAAATCAGCGCCATTATTTTTTAATACTGTAGTAGCCATTGGAGTAGCTGCGCTAACGGCGGCGGCTCTTTGTATATCGTAAGCCGCTTTAATAGTGGTGCTGGCTGTTTGTAATACTCCAGGAATAAGAGACTGGAAAGTTACAAGCGATCCAATACCGCCCATAGGTACAAGATCACCATCGACAAAATAATCTTTAACCTCTGTACCGT